ATTTCTAAGTTCTTCTTGGTCTAAAGGTTTTTTATCTAAATTTCTTCCTCTGCCGTAATTTCCTGTAACAGCCATGGTTTCTTTTTTAGATAGCGCATATTTAATAACTTCATCACAGAATCTAGGAGTTAATGCAGATTTAAAATACCAAAAATAATTAGATAAATTCATAAGTAGTCGTTTGTATAAAGTTAAGTGAATCCTTTTGATCATTAGTAATATAATACATCTGGGTTGACGGAAACATAATAAATTGATTATTTGTTAAAGGCATATCCCATGATCTTCCTGCTCTTCTATTGGCATCATAGTGAATTCTAACACTACAATCCTTAACGTTGACTCCATATAACAATGTATAATCAGGAGAATTTCTAAGGTCGAGTGGGTCTATATTGAGTAAAGGAATAGAAATTTTTTGGGGCTTATAAATATTTCCCCATGTTTTTTTATTGACTAAAGTAAATCCATATTCCACCTTAATATGTTCTCGTAAATAAGTATTCAACATATCCCAAGTTCGTGAGAATGGAAATTCTTTATTATTGATTTGTGATTTTAAAATGTCGGATTGAAGCTTATCTCGGTCTATTTCAAAACCTTTCGGCATTGCTACCTCACCGTAATATAATCCTATCTCAGCTAATACTTTCTTCTCCATCTCCAGTCCCTTATAAAGGAGGAGATTTAAAATGTCAATCTGATTTGATTTATGCTTTTGAGTCGGTTATATCCCACGACCCATTACCTTCATTCCAGACGTAATGCCATCTGTGAGTATTGGCATCATTTTGAGCTTTTTGTTCGTCAGTCAAAGCAGGAGCATCACCAATTGGTGAATGCCAAGTCGCTGTTGTCGTATTTAAAACCCAGCTTGGATAAGGTGATTTAGAATAGAATATATTATTATCTTCATCCCAAATATACCCTATACCTGCATAGTTTCCTCTAAATGCTTTAGAATCATCTCCTGATTTATGTTTTCCACCTTGTGTATTGTAAGATGTTTGAATCCACATTTGAGCAGGCCAGTTATTATGCCTCTCTAAATATTGTTGTCCTACTGATTCATCTTCAACGCCATCAGCGTTCAACATATCAGAGTTATTCAGTGTTAAGACTTGAATAACTTTTGAATTTGATCCTAGTTTTGCAAAGTGTGCCATAATGTTTATCCTTATATTATACTTAATTTAAAATGTAAATCCATATTAATTATTGATATTTGTACCTTATAATTACTACGCCTGAACCACCTGCTCTTCCTGCTTGACCTGGACCACCGCCTCCACCTCCACCACCTTTATTATCTGTAGCATCAGCTCCACATCCTGCTGGACTTGAACCTGATCCTCCAGAACCACAAGGGGATTGACCTACCAGACTAGGAGGAGAACTACTACCTCCACCGCCACCACCAGCTCTTGCTACTGCACTTCCTGTAATAGAAGATGTTGCTCCAGTGCCCCCATTAGCTCTTGCAGGACCACAAGGGGTTTTAGGAGTACCAACAACAGTAGCTCCACCGCCGCCACCGCCAGCTTGTAAACCTGGATCGGGTGGGCCCGCAGAACCACTACCACCAGCAAAACCTTGTGCTGGACTTACTGGAGGAGTATTTCCTGCTCCGCCTGGATTTACAGGGCCACCAAAAGAACCTCCACCTCCACCAGAACCTCCAGCACCTCCTGGAATAGACGCACCATTTTTACCACCATATCCACCGCCAGCACTTGTTATACTTGAAAAAACTGAATTATTACCAGCACACCCATTAGTAGGAGTTCCTCCTGGAGAACCAGGGGGATTAGCTGCACCACCACCGCCGCCACCGACGGTAATAGGATAACTTGTTGCTGTGAGTGTTAAAGCAGTTGTAGCATCTAAAGGACTGGCTGTGTAAGGATCAGAAGAATTTTTACCTTCTCTAAATCCTCCCGCACCGCCACCACCAGCGAATGCATATCCTCCCCCACCACCACCTGCTACTACTACATAACTTGCTTCATCAGATTGGTCAGGACTTCCTGGTCCTATATTACTAACAGTAAAAGTTCCTGGTCCAGTAAAGGTATGAACTTTATAATCTCCGCAACAGCTTATTGTTCCACCTGTTGCAACAATAAAAGCAGAAGCTCTAACATTAGAAGTTGAATCTAAAACATTCACCCATCCTTGAGTTCCATCTATATAAACAAATGTTACGGATTGTCCTTCTGTACTTAAAGTTACACTTCCATTTTCTCCACCTATTTTTTCAGAACCATTAGGTGAAACAGTTACAGCATTGGTTTGCCAAGTTCCTGCGTAATCTGCCATAGCTACTGAACTTCCAGCAGCACCTGCTGGTAAGTTAACTGTTATAATTCCACCTGTGGTATTTAAAAAATAACCTACACCAGATGTCGCGGTAAAGGTTCCTGTTGTTTTAACTGTTGTGTCCCAGGAAGTTTCTCCTGTTGCACCAAATCCTGATGCCGTTCCAGCGTTGGTAATTGTTGCACCAGAAGGAATGGTGAATGTATCTCCACTATCTCCTAATGTAACAGTTCCACATGCTGTTCTTGGACTAATTTTATTTACTTTGACTTCACTCATTATTGGTACTTGTACCTTATAATTACTATTCCTGAACCACCAGCACTTGCATTGTTGGTAGGAGCTGGATTGCCTGGCGTTTGACCGCCTCCACCACCTCCACCTGTGTTAATAGTGCCTGCTGCCGACGCATTAGTGCCATCGTTAGCTCCTATTCCTCCCGTTCCACATGGAGAAGCTGCACCAGCAGTAGCTCCACCTGATCCACCTGCACCACCAGCATAAGCTGTGGGTGTAGCCGAAATAGAACTTGTTGCTCCTGCTCCTCCTCTACCTCCTATTTCAGGCGGAGCATAATCTTGCCCTGCTTCAGTAGCTCCACCGCCACCTCCACCTGCATTAGCTCTAGTAGGACCAGGACCATCACCTCCAGGATTTCCTTGAGGAGGACTAAAAGGAGGAGTATTTCCTGCCGCACCATTTGGTTGGGGTGCATTTGCACCTCCTCCACCTGATCCACCTGTTTTTGCTCCATGGCAACTGGCACATGATCCTGAACCTCCACCTCCCCCAGTAGAGGTAATTGTTGAAAAAACTGAATTTGAAC